GCAATTATCGCGATGACGGGCTCGCGACCCACAGAGTTGTCAGATCTTCCATAAAACTGATAAATTCTATTTCTTCAACAATTCTTCCGGAGTTCAACTGGAATGAATCTCTTTACGATCCTTGGGTTAGTCGTTTTGCTCCTGAGAAGCGCATGCGTATGGACGCAGCACTCCGTGACCTCAGCCACGCTACCGACAAGGATTATTCAACAAAAGAGGTTTATTGCAAGGTTGAAACGCTTCTAGTCGGCCACAAGCCAAACTGGGCTCCCAGAGTCATCAACAAAGGATCTGACGTTTACAACGCAATTTCAGGTCCCATGTTCTGGGAACTCATGCACCGACTGGACGCGGGTGCTGAAGCCATGGACGGTCCCCATCAGGTCCGTTTTGCTTATGGCCGCACACCAGAAGAGTATGTTCCCTTTTTGAATGGTTGTTCCGGGGATTTTGTTGAGAGTGACTTTTCCGCCAACGACAAAAAGCAGGTTGCGAATGTTTTGAGACTCGAGTGCATGTTGATGCGCCGCCTGGGATGCCCTGAGTGGTTTGTGCGTTTGCACATGCGACACTCAGCATCTTTCGAAGTGAAGAGTCCTGAGCATGGCCTCAAGGCCACTGTGGACCATCAGTTAGCCACTGGGGTGACTGATACCACTTTTCGCAACTGCTTTTGGAACTGGTGCATTCTCAACACCTTTCTGGACGCCGAAGGTTCTTCAAAATCACGCTCCCTCATTTTGGGAGATGACATTGTCGCCCGCATCGAGGGCCTCCATCGCCATGCGGCAAAGCGCTACGCAGGGTATGCACGTGACGCTCGAATGGATGCCAAGGTCTCACGACACAGGCACCTAGTAGACGCCACCTTTCTTTCAAAGTGCTTCATTCCTAGATCAGACGGCCAACATTCTGTTGTCCCTCTGATTGGCAAATCGTTAGCGCGGTTTAATACCCGTGCTAACACCAATGAAGCTGTGACTGACAATGCATATTTTGCAGCCAAAGCTTTGTCGTATGCGTACGAGTTTCGATTCGTTCCTCTTTTCCGTGATGTTTTCCTGGATCGCTTTTTGCACCATCTTCCTTTGTTGTTGGAGGAGAAGCACAAAGCCAAGTTTGTTGATTCCACGTGGGAGTGGAATGCTAAACAAGCTGGTTTGAGCCTCTCCAACTTCAAAGACAAGTTGCAAGTGGATCCGGGTCAACTGATCGGCGAAGATGATTTGTTCTCCTTTTGCTGGTATCGTTACAAGCTCACCCACAATGAGCTTGTCACGTGTTTTGAGGATGTTATCCTTGATATCAGCGGAGGAGATCTTGACGGTGC